TATACAGGCAACAATAAGCACTGTTGATGTACGTATGATACAAGATAATCAATTACAAAATGCTTTGTCATATACGCCAGAATTATATGGATCAACAATGACATTGGCAGAAGCGTTATATACAAAGAAAGCACAAGATGCTCGTAAATTAAATATGTTTGATGATAGTTTATATATTGATTCGATCAATGAATTATTAGGATATGACAATCAATCTGGCACAGGCGGCATCCAAGATGTAAATGACCAACCTACACTATTAATGCCTGGTTACAATGCTGACCAATATGAAACCATGTTAGACAATTTAACATTTGAACAATTACAGCAAATAACAGAATCTACTAATATTGATCCAGGAATGATTGAGGATATTAATAATGGTGATTATGTATTACAACAAAGTGAAGCAGGTATGGGTAACTATTATCTGGTTCGTAAAAATATGAATTTTTTTAGTGGTGGAATACCTACTTTTGAAAAGATAGGTGATAGAGATGGCAATCCTTTATATCTTAATCTCTTAGAGAATAGCTGGTTATTACAATGACCTTATATACCGGGGTAAAAGATCCTACACTTACTGATCCACAAAGCGTTATAACTCAAAGCAGAGGTGGGTTAATAGAAAATTTTAATGCTGCGTTCCATCAAGTTAGAGCGATGGAAAATACTTTTAGCATGGAAAATATGATTGGAGATCAGTGGGGGCCAGTGATTGATACCATTAATGAAAGAATGGAAATGAATTTAATTAATCCAATTTCCGTTAGAGAAGTTGACTCTTTTGTATATGATTTAACCAATGGTTCAGTTAATCCTTATTCATCTTATATAAATAGTATTGTAAACATTATTCAACAAAATCCAGACACATTAAATGATTTGCAATGGGTTACACAAGAAGAAATAGAAAGCAGGGCAAGAAACCAGGCTTTAGAATATAACCAACAATTTAATGAGATAGCTACAAGGACTCCTGGATTCCAGGGAGGGTTAGCAAGATTTGCAGGAGGTATGGCTGGTGCAGCTACAGATCCAATAAATATTGCTTCAATGATTATACCATTTGGGCAGGGAACTAAATTAAGCACATTGTTATTTAGAGAGTTTATGGTTAATGCTGGTGTAGAAGCCATGATTCAACCAGAGGTTGCACAATGGTATAACGAACTAGGATTAGAATATACTGCGGAACAATTCTGGACAAATGTTGCAGCCGCAGGAACAGTAGGTGCTGCACTACCAGCAGCATTTAGAGGATTAAATGCAACTTATAATTTAACCAAACAGCAAACACAAAGAGGAATTGAAGCATTAAGAAACACAGGCTTAATTCAAAGAAATAGAAATACCAATACGTTAGAAACAACTATTGATATTTTAGAAGATGAAGCCAATGCTTTAAGAAATACTAATGATGCAGACTTTACTGAATCACAATCAAGATTAAACGAAGCAACCAGGGCCTTATCACAAGCAGAAGCGCCCAGGATGCCAGATATATCTGAAAGCAATACAGGATCCAGGAATCTATTTGAAATGGATAATGCCGATCCTTTATTAACAAGATTAGATCCAGCTAATATACAAGTAGATGCAGAGACATTTCAGTTTAAAGCAGGCGGTGATGAGTTTGGCGTTAGCAAAAGATTGCAAGGAATCACTAAATGGGATCCTATTAAATCAGGCACTGTTACCGTTTTTGAGTATGCAGATGGCAGACAATTTATAGCAGATGGACATCAAAGATTAGGCCTGGCTAAAAGATTATCTGCTCAAGATCCTACACAAGATATTGCATTGTATGGATTTATCTTACGTGAAAAAGATGGCATTACACCAGAAATGGCTAGAGTTATTGCTGCTGTAAAAAATATTTCTGAGGGAACAGGAACAGCCATTGATGCAGCAAAAATATTAAGAATGGATCCAACACAAATTGGTGAATTACCACCATCATCTGCATTAGTTCAACAAGCACAAGGATTGGTTTTATTATCAGATGAAGCCTTTAGTTCTATTGTCAATGGTGTACTTAATCCTAAATACGGTTCTATTGTAGGTAAATTAATAGAAGATCCAGGACTACAATTAAATGCAATACAAATATTAAATAAGACAGATCCATCTAATGCGTTCCAGGCTGAATCTATTGTTAGACAAATTAGAGAAACAGGTGGAGAAAAAATAACACAAGAATCTTTATTCGGTGAAGAACTGTTTGTAGAAAGTTATTTCATTGAAAGAGCAAAGATATTAGATAACACTATAAAAGCATTAAGACGAGACAAGGCAGCTTTCAATACTTTAGTTAAAAATGCAAGTAAAATGGAAGATGCAGGTAACGTATTAGCACGTAATGAAAACATTAGGAGAGCAGAAAATGACGAAAAAGCAATCGCAATCATCCAAGCCCTTGCGAACAAAGCGGGTCCGCTCTCGGATGCGCTCACAGCCGCAGCAAGAACAGCGAGAGATACCGGAAGCTATAGACAATCTACTGAGGGATTCCTCGATGCTGTCAGACGATCAATTGAATCAGGCGATATCGACAGGGTTACATCTGGCGATGTTGGACAGCCTATCAATGTTGCGCAGAAAGGGGACACGTTTGAGGATGTCGCAGAAAGCCAAGTAGATGCCTTTGAAGAAGTAGGCGGTAAAGGATTTGTAGAACAAGGAGATCAATTAGAAAACGATCTATTATCTATTCCAGATTTAGATGAAACATTAGAAATTCCCATTGAGGAAATTATTGATCCAGAAACAGGCGCAACTGTTGTGCAGTCGCAAAGTGTACGTGATATTCGCAATGAGATCGAACAAGATCAAGCTATGTTAGATAGATTAAGAGGATGTGTTGAATGAGTTTTAAAGATTGTATTATCAATGCTGAAAATGAAGGAACCATCACAAGAGATCAGGCTAATGAAGCCAGGGATCTTTTTGATGAATTAGAAGGCGAATATAAAAATAATATGAATGATGCTGCGGCATCTGCTAAAGCAGCAAAAGACACTTTTGATACTTTGGAATTTATGTCAGCCGAAAAGAAAAGACAAAAATTATTACAAATACAAAATTGGACAAAGATTACTGCTAACTTAGAAAGTTATAGAGATCTAAGAGGTCAAGTGAATTATGAAAAAGCTGCATTGGCTTTATTAGATCGTGATGATTTTGCTAAATATGCAAACTTAGAATCTAGGACACAGGCTATAAATAGGGCTGCGACTACTAAAATGTCTAATATTTTATATACCTTTAGACGTAATGCTTTAAGTGTTCAAAGAAACAAAGCTCAATTAAAAGAAATGATTAGAGAGGTATTTGAGCCTGGTAGCACAAAAAGTACAAGTGCCAGGGAATTAGCAGATGCCTGGAAACAAACATCAGAATATTTAAGAAAAAGATTTAATGCAGCAGGTGGACACATTCCCAAAAGAACCGATTGGGGATTACCACAATTCCATGATGTGTTATCTGTCAGAAAGGCATCATTAGATGAATGGACAGATTTTATATTGCCCAGGCTTGATGTATCTAAAATGATAGACGAAAAAACTAAACTACCATTTGATCAAGTTAAATTAAGGACTGCTCTTAGAGATGTTTATGAAACCATAACTACTGACGGTTACGCAAAAATCATACCAGGCAGAAGTGGCCAGGGAATGAAACTATCAAATAGGCGTGTAGATCATAGATTCTTAGTATTTAAAGATGCTAATAACTGGATTGAATACCAAGAAAAATTTGGCAATCCAAATGCTTTTGACACAATGATTGGTCATATTAATAGTATGTCTAGGGATATTGCTCAATTAGAAATATTAGGACCTAACCCTAAGTCAACGATTAAGTTTATACAGGAATCATTAATAAAAAGAGCGCAATTAAGTAAAGATGCAAAAGCTATAAATAAAGCTCAAAGTGCTAGCAAAAAAATAGAAGATTTATATCTAGCCATTAGTGGTAGAGCAGAAAAGCCTATTGATGGATTTTTTCCTAATATCATTACTGGTTTAAAAAATATTATTACATCATCATTTTTAGGTGGCGCATCTATTAGTTCTATTACTGATCTTAACTCAATAAGAATAGCTAAACAGTTTATAGGTATGCCACAAACCAGGACTTTAACTAATTATTTAAAACAGCTAGCAGCATTACCAAGTGCTGAAAAACAACAATTAGGATTAAGGCTTGGTCTTATTGCAGAATCATACACTGCATTAGCCAGTGGCTCAGCTAGATATACTAATAATAATTTAGGACCAGAACTAACCAGGCGAATAGCTGATTCAGTTTTAAATATCAGTGGCTTAACACCCATGACACAAGCTGGAAGATGGGCTTTTGGTATGGAATTTATGGGTTATATGGCTGATAGCTTAAAAAAATCTTGGAATGATTTAGATGTAAAAACCAGGAATACCTTAGAAAAATATAATATTGGTGAAGTATCTTGGAACAAAATAAAAGAAGCAGAGCTTTATGAATACGAAGGTGCTACCTTTTTGCGTGCTGAAGATATTGAATCAATGACTGGCATACCTCAATGGCAAGCAAGAGAATTGGCTACCAGGTATATGGAAATGATTGTTGAGCAAACAAACTTTGCAGTACCTTCATCAAGTCGTAGAGGAAGATTAGCATTAACAGGTAATGTAGATCCAAATACTATAGCAGGTGGATTATTGGAGAGTTTTGCAATGTTTAAAAACTTTTCTATTACCATTATAAATACCCATGTTATACGTGGAATTACCCAACAAGGCATGATTAATAAAGCTAAATATTTAACAAATTTTGCCATTGGTAATACGTTATTAGGTGCATTAGCTATACAGCTTAAAGAAATATCTAAAGGTAGAGATCCAAGACCAATGACATCACCAGAATTTTGGATGTCAGCTATATTACAAGGTGGCGGTTTAGGTATATTTGGAGACTTTTTATTTCAAAGTGTTAATAGATACGGTGGCGGCTTATCTGAAACTATAGCTGGGCCTATTGTTGGATTTGCTAATGATTTAAGAAACTTAACAATTGGTAATTTAGGTCAAGCTATGCGTGGCGATGATACTAATGCAACTCAAGAATTAATAAGATTTGCTGCTAAATATCAACCAGGATCAAGTATATGGTACACAAGATTAGCGTATGAAAGATTGCTTATTGAACAATTACAATTAATGAACGATCCACAGTATCGCAATAACTTAAGACGAATAGAAAGAAATTATTATAGAAATTATGGACAAGAATATTGGTGGCGCCCTGGACAGACTGCACCAGAACGATTACCAGAAATAGAAAGTGCGTTGAAACCAGCGCCATGATATGATAAAAAACAGAAATTGAGGACACAATATGGCAGACATTTCAATTAATCCCGTCACCAGGCGGACACAATATACCGGGAATACAGGTCTTGGACCTTTTTCTTTTAATTTCAATATCTTACAAAATACTGATATTGTAGTTTATAAGAATAGCACACTTCTTACTTTAACAACAGACTATACAGTTACTATTAATGCCAACGGAACGGGATCTGTCACCCTGACTGGTAGTGGTAATGGTACTGCTTTGGTCTTAGCTGACCTACTAACCATCGTTGGTGGTAGAGAATTATCCAGGACCACAGACTTTGTAACTGCGGGTGATCTATTAGCTTCATCATTGAATGAACAATTAGATAGTAATGTAATCATGGTGCAACAGCTTGATGAAAGATTTGATCGGGCCATGAAACTTAACATTGCTGACGAGGATGGAGACTTAACCCTACCCTTAAAATCAAGCCGAGCAGGTAAAACCCTAGCATTTGACAGCAGTGGTAACCCGGTAGTGGGTGAAGATATTGGTAACTGGAGAGGTGATTGGGTATCAGGTACAACTTATACGGTTAGAGACCTTGTTAAGGATGGCTCTAATGAGAACGTATATAGGGTAAATACCGCACATACCAGTAGTGGTAGTACCCCACTAAGCAGTAACGCAAATTCGGCTTATTATGACCTTGTGGTGGACGCTGAGAGTGCAGCTACATCTGCATCTAATGCAGCAAGTTCTGCTTCTGCTGCCGCTTCAAGTGCCAGTGCCGCTTCTACATCAGCATCTAACGCTGCAACAAGCGCAACCAATGCAAGTAATTCAGCCAGTGCTGCTAGTACCAGTGCTTCTAATGCTGCTACATCTGAAACCAACGCAAGTAATTCTGCTACATCAGCAGCTACCCAGGCTTCTAACGCTGCCACATCGGCTACTAATGCTGCTACTTCAGCAAGCAATGCTTCTACAAGCGAAACAAACGCTGCTTCAAGTGCATCATCAGCCAGTACCAGTGCAACCAGTGCAGCAACAAGCGCATCTTCAGCCGCTACTTCAGCGACTAATGCTGGAACTTCAGCAGGTAATGCGTCAACCAGTGAGACCAATGCTGCTAACAGTGCAAGTGCTGCTGCCACAAGTGCAAGCAATGCTGCGACATCTGAGAGTAATGCTGCTACTTCAGCGACTAACTCAGCTAACAGTGCTACTGCATCCGCTAACTCAGCAACATCAGCAGCCGCTAGTGCTGCAAGTGCTGCTGCTAGTTATGATTACTTTGATGATAGGTACCTGGGAACTAAAGCCAGTGATCCTACAGTAGATAATGATGGCGATCCCCTGGTAGCAGGTGCTTTATATTTTAATAGTACCGCTAATGAAATGCGTGTCTATGATGGGGCTAACTGGATTCCTGCTTCAAGTGCAGGCAGTGTCTCATTCTTAACTTATAACTATACAGCAACATCAGGCCAAACAACTTTCAGTGGATCTGATGACAATGCTGCTAGCTTATCTTATTCTGTCGGTAACTTAATGGTTACTGTCAACGGTGTTGTCTTAGAGGATGGCACAGATTATACCGCTACCAGTGGTACCAGTGTGGTATTAGCAACAGGTGCAGTCTTAAATGACGAGGTAAATATCTATGCCTTTAAATCCTTTACAACTGCTGACATGGTTCCTGCTTCAACAGGTGGAACCTTTACAGGCAATGTAACTTTTAGTAATGCAGCTACCGTTAATGGTGCATTTACTTCTATAGGTATAGACGATAACGCAACCAGCACAGCGATTACGATTGATTCCAGCCAGAACGTAGGTATTGCTAGCACGAATCCTCTTACAACTCTACAAGTAGGAACAACAGGTATTTCTAGCATAAGTGGTGCATTTTCAGCGCATCAAGCAGTAGATGGAGATGCAGTACATTATTTCTTTAATTCAACACAAGCTACAGCAAGTTCAACTAATGAAACTTGTCAGCTTTATTTAGGCTGGAGAGATGCTGCATCAGGCATAGCTGTAGCACCAAGAATCGTAGCAGGTAAAGAAGGTGACTATACAACAGCAGGTGGTGCAGATTCATTTTTAGCATTTCATACTGCATTAGATAATACATTAGGCGAAAAAGTCAGGATTACGAGTGCAGGCAACGTAGGTATTGGTACGAGTAGTCCTGCTGTAAAAACACATATTGCAGCTTCTTCATATACAGCACCAACAGGTGGTCTTGACCCAAATATCAAACTTTTAATAAATAATACTCAATATTGTGGTATGCAAATACTTGGTTCCTCAACAGGTTCATCTTTTATTCATTTTGGAGACCAAGATAACGCAGATGTCGGTCTTATTACTTATGAACATAATGGTGACTATATGCGTTTTGATGTTAATGCCTCAGAACGCATGCGCATCGACTCATCAGGTAACTTGCTGGTGGGGACTACAAGTGCTGTAACAGGAAATTCACTAGCCACAGTAGCAACTGGGATTACTGCATCTAGCTCTACATCACCTGCCTTACAACTATATTGTTCAGGCGCAGGAAGTAACCAAAAGTATTGGCGATGGACTTCAAAAACAACTGGAGACATTAGACTTGAGCAAGTAAATGATGCATATACTTCGCCAACACAACGCCTCAGGATAGACTCCTCTGGTTATTTATATAACCCTTCAATGCTTGGTTCTGCTAGTGCCAATTCAGATGTAAGATTTAATACATCAGATGGATTAATCTATTATCAAACTTCGTCACGAAGGTATAAAGAAAACATACAAGATTTACCATCAATGTTAGATAAGGTTAATGCTTTAAGAGCTGTTACATTTGATGAGATAGCTACAGGTGAATCATGCTATGGCTTAATTGCTGAAGAAGTTTTTGAGCAGATACCAGAACTTGTAAATTTAAAAGAGGTTGAGGGCTATGATACGCCACAGCCAGACAATATACCCTACAGTATGCTATCTGTATTCTTGCTCAAAGCAATCCAAGAACAGCAAACAATCATTGAAGATTTAAAAGCAAGAATAACAACATTAGAGGGTAACTAATATGGCATTAACAAAAGTAACAAGTGGTCTTATAAGTGCAGATGCTTCAAGCGTTGACCTCAACATAGACGCTGGTACTCTCTATATAGACTCAACGAATAATCGAGTGGGTGTTGGTACGACTAGTCCAGTTTCAGTGCTTGACGTTGCTGGAACGACTCCAACTTTAACAATTAAAGACACCCAAAATAAAAGCTGGACATCTTCCGATACAACTTTAGGTGAGCTGGCGTTTAGAACTAGCGATACTTCAGGTATAGGCGAACATAATGTTGCTTTTGTAAGAGCAGTAAATGAAGTTGTTTCTAGCACTACTCCATCTGGTGCATTGAGTTTTGGCATATCAGCATCAAATGCTAATGCCTCTGAAGCCATGCGCATCGACACATCAGGCAACGTTGTTATAGGCTCTGGCGGTTTAGATGTTTCTGGAATTGGTGGAACCTATACAGCTTTAAATATGCGAGCGGGTGGTGGATATCCTGTTCTTTACGGACAAACAACGGCAACAACAACAAACAGTGCTGCTATGCAAATTGTTGGAGCAACCAGTGGGGCAAGTGCAGGTGGTGCTGCCGAAATGCTTGGTGTTATTCAGATAGCGGCAGAGTCTGATTCAAGCACGAATGGTACTGGTTACATCAATTTTTATACTGGCTCTGGTGGCAGTGTTACAGAACGCATGAGGATAGATAGTAGTGGATTCTTACAGATTGCCACAACTGGTAAAACTGGTCGTATTAATTTACAACCCAATCCTAGTAATAATCATTTTGTTGAATTTTATACTACTGCTGATGGTAAGGTTGGAGAAATCAACACTACAGGTGGTACAACAACAAATTATGTAACATCTTCAGACTATAGATTAAAAGAAAATGTAGAATACGATTGGGATGCTACAACCAGACTCAAGCAACTTAAACCTGCAAGATTTAATTTTATTGCAGATGCAAATACAACTGTCGATGGCTTTTTAGCTCACGAAGTAAGTAGCATTGTTCCTGAAGCTATACATGGCGAGAAGGATGCAGTCGATGATGAAGGCAATCCTAAATATCAAGGCATTGACCAAAGCAAGTTAGTTCCTTTATTGGTCAAAACCATACAAGAACTAGAAGCAAGAATAACAGCATTAGAAAACACATAGGAGTAAATATGTCAGAAACAGCAAGAGTAGTTAACATTGATGGTAAAGATTACAAAGAGGATGATTTATCAGATAGTCAGAAGTATCTCATAAATCAAATCAACGACTGTCAAGCTCAAGCAAATCAGTTAAGATTCAAACACGAACAAATCCTCAAGGCTCAAAACGCATTTACGCAAGAGCTGATTGAAACATTGGAGAAAAAAGATGGATAAAGTAATATTCTTAATAAACCTGATACCTGATATCGTTATGGTCGCATCAATCGTATGTGCCATGACACCAACGCCTAAAGATGATGAATTGTTATCAAAGGCTTACAAAATACTTGAAATCTTTGCAATAAATATCGGCAAGGCAAAAATGCCAAGCAAGTAATGTGATATAATTTATCATTGAGGTAATATAAATGGCAGACGCAACAACAACTAATTATTCGCTAACAAAACCTGAAGTCGGTGCATCTAATGACACTTGGGGGGATAAGTTAAATGATAACTTTGACGATATCGACTCTCTCTTGGGTGGCGGTACTGCTGTTGCTGGTATTAATATTACTAGTGGTACTATATCTGGTATCACGGACCTAGCCGTTGCAGATGGTGGTACTGGTGCTTCAGACGCATCAGGAGCTAGAACTAATCTTGGATTAGGAAGCATCTCTACACAAGCAAGTTCCTCTGTATCTATTACAGGTGGTTCAATGAGCGGAGTTGCTTTATCAAGTTGCTCTGGAAACATATCTCAGTTTACTAACAATTCAGGTTACGTTACATCATCAGGAGTAACCTCTGTTGCCACAGGAACAGGATTAACAGGCGGAACAATTACCTCAACAGGTACACTTTCTCTTGCTACATCAGGAGCAGGAGCTGCTACTTATTCATCAGGCATTAGCGCAATAACAGTAGATGCCTATGGTCGTGTAACTTCAGTCTCAGGAAGTGCTGGTTACACTACCAATACAGGAGACATCACTGGCGTTACCGCAGGTAATGGATTGACTGGCGGTGGTTCATCAGGTTCAGTAAGTTTGGCTATGTCAGGTTCGTTTACGGGTAGTTTTACAGCTTCAGGAGACGTAACAGCTTATTCAGACGAAAGACTCAAAGATAATGTAGAAACCCTTGACGGCTCTAAAGTATTGCAAATGAGAGGCGTTAGCTTCACAAAAGATGGCAAAGCTGGAAGCGGTGTCATTGCACAAGAGTTAGAAAAAATAGCTCCTGAACTTGTCCATACTGCTGATGACGAGATGGGAACTAAATCAGTTGCCTACGGAAATCTAGTAGGCTATTTAATTGAAGCAGTTAAGGAATTATCAGAGAAAGTTAAAAAACTTGAGGAGAGCTAATGGCTCTACAATCATCAGGCGCAATCTCAATCGGAGACATAGCTGGTGAATTTGGTGGTTCAACTCCACACTCACTAAGCGAATATTATGGAGTAGCATCTGGCGTTCCATCATCAGGAGCAATAAGCATTTCAAACTTTTATGGCAAAAGTAATATCGTATTTACTTTATCAGCCATATCACCATCTATCTACGATTACTCATTAAGCACAGCTACAGCAGGTCTTAGAGTTGGCGCAGATGGTTACATTTATGCTTTAGGAAGCGAAGCACCAGTCAATAGTTCTAGCTCTTACGTTCAAATGAACACAAGCACAGACTGGATTATACCGAGAAGTGGAATGTCTGGTTATTATGTCTATGCAACCAAGATATCTGGTGATAATTTAACATCAGGAACGCTTAATTCTTACTTATCACTAGCAAGTGACCAAACATGGCAGTTAAGTAATTCTACTGACGGAACAGTAAAATCAACAGTCATAGAAATAAAAATATGGGATAACAATACTGGCAGTGGTTCTGCTCTAGCTACCAGACAATATACTTTAGAAGCAGAAAACGATACTAACGACTAATGGCACTCGTACCTATAGAATTACCTGCTGGAGTCTACCGAAACGGAACGGACTTACAAAGCTCTAATCGTTGGCGTGATGCTAACTTAGTACGCTGGGTAAACAACACCATGAGACCGATAGGCGGATGGCAACAAAAAAGCGACACTGCTTCTGCTGCTAAAGTTAGAGGTATGTTAGCTTGGACAGATAATTCTGGTGATAGATGGGTAGCCTTAGGAACATATAATAAACTTTATGTTTATAATGTTTCAGGAGTTCAATACGACATCACACCAACTGGATTTACAGCAGGACAAGAAAGTACTACTGAAGAATTTGGATTCGGTACTGGATTCTATGGTTACGAATACTACGGACAGCCAAGAGCTGAAGATTCAACACCAGCACAAGCCACCACATGGTCATTAGATAACTGGGGAGAGTACTTAGTTGGATGCACAAGGGATGACGGCAAGATATACGAATGGCAGTTAAATACAGGAACGCCAGCAGCAGTTGTTACAAACGCACCTACTAATAATGAAGCTATCGTAGTTACAGAAGAAAGGTTCTTATTTGCTCTTGGAGCAGGTGGCAATCCTAGAAAGGTACAATGGTGCGATAGAGAAAACAATACATTATGGACTCCAGCAGCTACAAACGAAGCAGGTGACATTGAATTAGAAACATCAGGCAAGATTATGTGTGGTGTTAAGACAGAAGGTGAAACACTTATCCTTACTACTAACGATGCTCATGTAGCCAGATATCAAGGACCGCCATACGTTTATGGATTCCAGAAAGTAGGCACATCATGCGGTATTGTTTCGCAAAAAGCCTTTGCAAATAGCGATTTAGGCGTTATTTGGATGGGCAAAAAGTCATTCTTTTACTACTCTGGTGGTCAAGTCAATAAACTGCCATGTGATGTCAATGATTACATCTTTAGTGATATTAATACTAACGAATACGCTAAATGCTGGGGAGTCACTAACGGAAGATACGGAGAGGCATGGTTCTTTTACTGCTCTAACGCATCAAATGAAATAGACCGATACGTTACTTACAACTATGCAGAAAAAACATGGGCTATCGGTCAACTAGACAGGACATCAGGTGTCGATGCAGGCTCATTTGAACAACCATTATGGGCAAAGGCATCAGACAATCATTTTTACGAGCATGAAGTTGGATTTAACTACGATTCTGTATCTCCATTTGCAGAGAGCGGACCATTAGCTATTGGTTCAGGAGATAACGTAACTTCAGTAACACAACTGATACCTGACGAAAGAACTCAGGGCGAAGTCACAACTACCTTCAAGACAAGATTCTATCCAAATGATACCGAGCGTTCATACGGACCTTATACCATGACTAATCCAACAGACGTAAGATTTACTGGCAGACAATTCAGGATGCGAGTTACAGGCTCAGTGCTAGGTGATTGGAGAGTCGGCATTATAAGACTTGATATGGTAGCTGGTGGCAGAAGGTGATTGAGTTACCACCAAGCCCGACAGATAACAAATGGCAAACATACGTTCAACGCCTAAGTCGTTATCTTGTTAGGACTAAAGATAAGTTAACTCAAAAAACGCAAGACGAAGTAGCATCAGACGATGGTGTCATTCTTTGGGATAGAGAAAACAAATACCCAGTCGTTTCTAGGGACGGCGTTTATAAACAAATAATTCTTGAGGATGGTCATGCATATTTATCTCGCTCTACTAATGTTACCGCTGCTTCTGCTAACACTGCTTACGCAATACAATACGATTCCCCAAGTGACGCTGTGGGAATATCTCTCGATGGCACGGATGCGACTAAGATTGTATTTGCTGAAGCTGGAGAATATTTACTTAACTTTTCGGCTCAGATGTCAACATCGACATCAAGCTCAGTAAACTTTTATTTTTGGGCTAGAATCAATGGAACAGATGTACCAAAATCAACAATGTTCAATTCATTAAAACAAAATAGCACTACGCTCGTAGTATCAAAAAGTGCTATATTTGAAATAGAAGCTAACGATTACCTGCAAGCTATGTGGGCAGTAGACGACACAACAGGAATATTAGATGCAACAGCAGCAACAGCATTCGCACCAGCCGCGCCAGCAACCACTCTATCAATCGCACGAATACACGGTTAAAGAGTTTACACGATGTCAGCAATGGATGGAAAATGCTTTAGCATATTCTGGGGATACTCATGAAATTATTGATGTATTTCATGCTATAATCAGGGGTGATATGCAACTATGGGCTGCTGAACAAGGATGTTTGGTAACTGAAATTATAGTGTATCCACGCAAAAAAGTGTTACATATCTTTCTTGCAGGTGGAAAACTAGAATGTTTAACCGATATGCACAATGATGTCATAGAATGGGCTAAGTTGCAAGGATGTAGTGCTTTGTCTTTATCTGGAAGGATGGGATGGAAAAAAGCCTTAGAAAGGTTTGATTGGAAACCTGCATTTTTAACATTAGTAAAAGAGTTTTAATATGAGTTCAAGAGGTGGAAAAGGCGGTAGCACAACAACATCAGTATCTGCACCGCCATATATGGATGTAGGAGCGCAAAACGTAGTTAGGCGTGGTGAAGATATATCAAGAATAGGAAATATAGGATATTACGGTCCTGACGTAGCAGCATTGACACCGATGCAACAAATGAGTATGCAAAACATAGCCAATCAAGCAGCTGCATTTGGTTTACTAGCCCCTACAGATGTAACAGCAGGTATGCCACAAGCAGTAGATTACGGCATGGTATCTGGTTATTCTTCAGGTGATTTATACGATATGGCTATGAGAGAATTAGCTCAAAGAAGACCAGAGCAATACCAAGCGATATCAAGACAGTTTACTGGTATGCCAGATTATAGTTCACCTGATTATAGACCCGCAGGACCACCTTTAATTTCACCAAAAGAAATTTACGATGGCAGGGTTCCTGATTTAAGCAATACAGGAAGTCCTTATAAGAGAAGCAAACGAGGAGTAATGAAGTAATATGGCTACAGCAGCAGGAATGGCACAACAGCCATTTAATATAAATCAAGCAGCAGCTCAAGGAATACAAGCAGCAGGTTTAGGAACAGCTGCTAATTTAGGCTTTCAGCCGCAACAAATTACACCTACTAGCTTTCAAGCTGCACAAACAGGTCAAGTTGCTCCATTGCAAGCTCAACAAGTACAAGCAGGACAATTAGGCACAACTTCTCTAAGTCCTTACATGAATCCTTACGAATCACAAGTTGTTGGTCAAACTCTTTCTGATTTAGAAAGGTCTAGGCAAATGCAACAAAACGTACTAGGCGCACAAGCGACAGCAGCTGGTGCTTTTGGTGGTTCAAGACAAGGTATCGCAGAAGCAGAAACCAACAGAGCGTTTGCAGAACAAGCAGCTAGAACTGCTGGTCAATTAAGGCAAGCAGGATTTGGTCAAGCTCAAGCAGCAGCGCAACAAGATATTGCATCTCGTATGCAAGCAGCTTTAGCTAATCAACAAGCTGGATTGCAAGCTGGTATGACATCAGCTCAGTTACAACAACAAGCTAACCTAGCTAACCAACAAGCAATGCAACAGGCAGGAATGTTTGGCGCAGAATCTGGTATGGAAGCTCAAAGATTAAATCAACTAGCTGGTATATACGGAGCTAGAGAAAGATTAGGAGCAGCTGGTCAATTAGCTGACATATCTAATCTAGGATTTGGTATGGGCAGACAAATAAGTTCTGACTTAGCGCAGCAAGGATTGGCACAACAAATGATGCAACAAGCATTAATTGATGCAGCTAGACAGCAATACGCAGGTTTTCAAGGTGCGCCACAGCAAGCATTGGCTCAACAGCAAGCTGCCCTTGCTGGCTCTGACTTGGGTCAAAGAACAACTACAGAACAAAGAAATCTTGGGTTAATGGATTATCTGCAATTTGGTGCAGCTATGATAAATCCACAAGCATCTATGTTTAGTGGGTTATTTGGTGGCTCTCCAAGAATGACATATTCTGCTCCATTATCAGAACAATATGGAAATCAAAGAACTGGCGTTCAAGGATTAAATTATTTTGACCCAATCGTTAGGAGAATGCAATAATGTTATTAGGTTTGGTTGGAAGGGCTGCTCCGTGGGTTATAAAAAAAGGAGCAAGCACTTTAGCAAATTTAGGTCTTATTTACCCTTTCTTGCCAGAACAAACTCAAGATGATGTAGCAGATGCTTTAAGGTCTGGAGTAGAAACTGTTGGCGAATTTACAGAAGGAGTATCCGAAGACTTTATAAGGCAATACAGAAGACAAATGGGACTTGACACTGGCTCTACAACAGAAGGTGAGCCAGACACGCCAGCATTTCCACCATTAGAAACGAGACCTGATGTTGACACAGGATATACAAGATATAATCCTGATACTGGTCAGTTTGAACCTATATTAGAGCAAGGACCACCAAAAGAATTAATGAATGTTGGTGCAGGTCAAACGAATATAGCTGATGTTGGTCCACCAGCACCATCTGATGTTGGTCCACTAGTACCGCCTTCTACTGACCAATTACAACCTATAAATGTTACAGCAGATAGAATTACTCCAACAATGCCAGATAGTTACTATCAAGGTATTTTATCAAACATACAAAGTCAAGAACAACCTTTAGGAAAAAGAGGAGCTGGAATATTAAGTAATATAGCAGATGTGTTTGGTATGAAGGACCCAAATTTCCAAGATAAATTAGTTATGGGTCTTGGTGGTTTAACTATGAATAACGACCCAAGAACTAATCCATTAACTGCTCAAGCTATGGCAAATATTGCAAACAGAGAGGCAATAAGACAATCTTTGATGGAACAAGCTATGCAGCCACAAGAAATGAGTGACGAACAAAGAGAGTGGCTTACTAATGAAAGATATTATGTTCAAAGCAAATTAAATAGCTTAGAAGGTGTTTTGGGATTGCTAGAAGGTGGTAGTGATATGATTAGTGGACCTATAGTAAATTCAATGAGAAGAATTCCTTTTTTTGGTGATATTGCAGATGGATTTATTTTTCAAGATGCTGCTAGAGTTCAACAAGGTGTAGAGCAGGTATTATCTGAAAACTTAAGAGATATTCTTGGTGGTCAATTTGCTCAATTAGAAGGTTTTAAATATTTAGAAAGAGGTTACAATCCAAACCTTGATGAAGAAGAAAATGCCAGAAGGGTTAGAGATTTGTACAATACAATTAAAAGAGCTTATGAAGCTAAAGAAGCATCTTTGAACCCAGCTTACACTGGTCCAACTTTTGAAGAAATTATTGCTGACGCTAATCAAAATTATAGAAGAAATTATAGTTGGAGCGATTTAGAAATGAGAGATGAATTAGAAGCTGAAGGAATAACTCGTAGCCAATGGAATGCGTTGCCCCAAGAAAATAAAGATGCGTTTATGGACCAATACTACATTGATTTAGCAAAATCTTATAACTTAATGTAACATGGCTATAACCCAACAGCAATTAGATATCTTATTTAGAGATAGTCAACCAGAGCCAGAATCGCAAAAATTACGTTCTTTTGCTCAAGGATTAACTTTTGGTTTTGCTGATGAAATAGAAGCATATATTAGAAGTTTAGGCGGTCCTCAAGAAGAATATGAAGCTCTTAGAGATGACATAAGGAATAAACTGCAAGCATATAAAGAAGCAAATCCAGCTGAATCAATAGGCATAGAAACCATAGGAGCCGTTGCTCCAACTGCTTTATCTTTATTGTCAGGATTTGGAGCTGGGGCAGGAGCTGCAAATATTGGAAGAATAGCTACATTAGGTGGTAGAGTTCCAAGACTAGCTCAAGGCGCAGTTACTGGTGCTGCTTATAGTGGGTTATATGGAGCTGGAACAGCTGAAGGCGATATAGAGTCAAGAATGCAACAAGCACAAGAATTTGCAGGAACAGGTGCTTTATTTGGAGCTGGCGGTCAAGCAGCTTTAGGGCTTGCAAAAGGAGTTGTAAACCCATTAGTAAATGTGTTTAGACGAGCAAGAAATGAAGACGATGTACAAAGAATTTTAAAAAGAGTAGATGCAATATCTGATAACGCTTACGAAAAATTAAATCAATCAAATATTAGGATTAATCAATCTAGCGCAAGATACGCACTAGATGATGCTATTGAAGATATTACTAATAACTATAATTATAATCCAAATTTAACTGGAGTTTCAGCGCAAGCTCAAAGATTAACTCAACAATCTATTGATGATTTTGAAAACATTGTTGGAGCAAGGTCTAAAACATTGCAAAGTTTTGTTGATGAAGAAGTTCAAATACTAAAAAACGAAAAAATTGCTGAATCTTTTATAGAAAGAGAATTAGCAAATCCTAATTCAAATTTATATGTAAGAGCAAGAAATGCATTCAGTCAATCAAAAAATGTTCAACAAAAAGAAGTAACTCTTTCAGAGCTAAGTGAATTGAAAAAAAGATTATCCAAAAGATATAATAGTTCACAAAGCAGCAACCAACCACAACCTGCTATTTTAAGATTAAAAGATGCTATTGAAGAAATGGTAGATAGCACAGAGGAAGCATCTCCTTTATGGAATGAAGCTATATCTTTATGGCGAACTAGAAGAAATTATGAAATGATTGCTGATGAATTAAACAAAGCAATGAGAAATGCAGAGCGGTCAGGAATAGGAACTGATAGTGTTTCTATATATAAATCAATGGCTAATTCTATTTTAAATAGCAAAACTAAATCTAAATTTTTAAGAAACTCTGACAAGCAAGCATTAGAAGCAATAGTTAGGGGCGGACCAGTAGATAATATACTTCAAGCACTAGGAAGATATGCTCCAACAGCAAGCAATACAATGAGGGCTATGACTTTGGTTGGTGGGGCAGCAAGTGGCGGAGCTACTTTACCATTTAGCATTTTAGCTGGAATGGCAAAAAATAGTGCAAATAGAAGGGTTGCAGCAAAAGCAGAAAGTCTTTTAGAAGAATTTTTAAAAGGCGATGATATTATGATGCAGGAACTTGGAGATATATTTAGGCAAGCAAATACTGGTTTATCAGTTAGCGCACCTGCTCAATTATCTGGTCGTGCATTGTCTCCGTCTGTTGGTCAATTTGAAAACCAGCAAAATAATAATATGCAACAAATGTCTATAAATAGGCAGATTAGTCCACAAGCATTAGCTATATTAAGAGGGCAATAATGAAGCCAAAGAAGCTAAAAGAACAAGAAATAGAAAACATTATCTCTAATGCAGTCGATGATGCTGTAGATTTCCACGAATCTGAAATATCACCAGAGCGTGTCAAAGCACAAAGATACTTTGATGGTGAAGTAGATATTGGTTATGAAGAAGGTCGTTCTAAAGTTGTATCTACCAAAGTAAGAGATGTTATCCGTTCT